CCGCCATCTGCAATTACAGTATATGTTCCATTTGTCACATTTGCCAATATAAATTGATCCGTTTCTTTATGAATAACGGTCAATGAAGCTGCTGGTACAGTAATAGAACCTTGAACTGTTCCACTGGTTCCCCCCTCAGTTCCATCATTTTCGACTACTGAAATAATTGAAATGGCTGATGCGTAAACCGCAACAGCTGTCGCTTTACCCAAACTCAATTCTGTAGCAGTTGTGGCAGTTTTTGCGGCTAATAGTTTCATTGTGACTCCGTTGTTTCTGGTTCTGGTTCAGCCTGAACCTCTACTTTTGGTTCTTCTATTTCTGGTTCTTCGATTTTGTCCGAAAACATTCTGGCAGAAACTTCTCGTTTTTTTGTTTCTAATCCATCTATCACCTTACTTGTAATTATCTGATCAAATGCATCGTGAACCTGTGTAGGACTACTTTGCATTGAATAATCTATAATATCTACTGTTTTAAAATCTTGTTCTGCCATTTTTATCTCCAAAAATTATCTATTAATATTTATAAACTTTTAAAGGTGTAACCCTCTAATATTCTTCTCCACCTTCTTCTTCACCTCCACCCTCTTCTTCTGCTTCTTTTGCAATCAATTCATCTTGTTTCTGAATTTCTGTTGCTGTTTGTTTGAGAATATTCGCTCGGAACCACTCTTTGGAATAATACTTTCCAACATATTCTTCTGTGTTTCTTGCAAGGTCTACACGTTGAGACATAGTTTCTTGATGTTTAAATTCTGAATAATAATGATCTTTTTCAAATCTGTAATGAACCTTATCTCTGATCTTGACCCATTCTGCAGCAGTCATAACATTTTTCAGAATTAACTGTCTTTCCATTATTTCATCAAATAAAATTGAGAATCTTGTTTGCAATTTTTTGATAAATTTACTGAAAAGTAATTCATCTCTCGTAATTTCACTTTCTCTCCCCAAAGAGAATCCCGATTCTGCCTCGAGCCGTGAAACAGGGACATGCATTGCTTTATACATTTTTCGTTGAAAGTATTCTACATCTTCCAATTGACCAAGATTTTCTCCGCCAGGAAGTGTAGTGATTTCTGTTCCCCGACCACCTTCTCTTCGTGGCAACCAGTAATCTTCCAACATTGATTGGTGTCTGCGATCATCTTTGACCTCACCAGAATCCGAATCGTAAACCAATCGGTTCTTGTAACGTGTCATGATGTCACGAATATATTGTTCTGCTTTTAATTTTGGTAGGTTTCCTACATCGATATAGAAAATTCTGCGTTCTGGTGCTCTTGATATACGATAGATAACAATTGCATCTTCTACCATTCGGAGTTGATTTAACGGTTTGATTGCCTTATGAAGATAAGACATTACTGCATTTTTTTGAGGGTTCAATAAACCAGAAGTAGAATATGCAATACTATCACCTGAAATTATAATACCAGAAGAGGATCGTTTATCCAATCCGGCCTCATTATAATTGTAAGTGGGAACTATATTTATTTTTGCTTTTCTAGGATCAACTGTTTTTTCTACTTTAACATTTTTAACTTTTTTGATTTTTGTAGCATCCAAACTTCGGAGTTCTACAATACCACGTTTTGAATCATTTTCATCTATCATAATATGATAATACAATCTTCCTTCAATGTACCATCTGCGAAAAATATCATGACCATAATTGTTAAAGTTTAGAAGATCCAATACAGTATCGAATTCTGTACGAACTTTTTTCTTAATACCATCTGTGAGATCTGTTTTGTCGAGAACAACTGATACTGAAGGAAGGACATCATCAGCAACAATGGCTTCATTTATAACATTGTCAATTGCAATTTCACAATCAGACATTTGTGACATATCACGATATTTAAGAATAAGTTCTACCTCATTCTTATATTGTCCATCCATATCGAGAGAGTAACCAGCGGCCCCTGCTCCCGATACCATCATGGAACCATCATCACTCTCTGGAAGTGTAAATGCAGGAACATTAGCGTTTGCTAACTCCTGACTCTTTCTTTCAATTTTAAATCCAAATATTTCAAATGCCATAATTTTTTCCTATTAACTTACTTTGTCTGTTGTCGATGGTGCAACAACTACGTTGCCTGCTGATAAATTTTTATTGACAACACGCCAACTATCATACATCCAAGTACAAGTAAACTCTTCTATTTCTTGCGTTGACCAATCAAGATTGATTGTTGACAACGCAGACGGCCACGCACCAATAAATTCATAACTACGTAATTCATCCCCAGCTTTACTGAACTGGTGAACCATCAACGAAGTTTTATACTTTGCTGAATCGCCTTCAGATTTTGCAAATACTTCCTTATCTCTTGTATTTAGTTTGTGATTTGAGATGCTGCCCATCCAATTTTCAAGTGTGTCTCTAATACCAAAATCTTCATCATTTATGATAGTTGTATCCCAAGTATCGTAAGAACGATCCCCGGCCACATGTATCGCTTTGCCATGATAAAAAACATCATATGACCCGATTGTACTTGCAGGAATGGTTGTTGCTTTGACTAAAAATTCCGATCTGGTTGGGGGAGATGTTATTCCACTAGGATACTGGAAATCCACCTTGAACAGAGAGGGACGAGCGCCCCCCTGTTTAGATTTGATTTGAATTCTGTTACTGAGAATGCCATTCATTATTATTTTTTAAATTAGATTGATTATCCTGCGGAAACTACTGAACCATGTGTCCAATAATCATAAGCAAAAGTAACAGTATATTCCTGAATTGCATCACTAGACCAATCTACAGGAATTCCTGCTATTTCTGTGGGCCAGAGATAATCAAACTTATACGTTTGTAACACCGATCCAGAAGTACTTAGTTGTTTTACTGTTGCATCTCCATCAAACCAACCTGTTCCACTAAGTTGATCCCCAAAACCAGTTGATCTTGCTCCTTCAAGTTTTCCAGACATTTTTCTCATCCATTGCATCATTTTATTTCTGATACCAAAATTTTCATCATTGATAACTGTAACTGTCCAGTTATCATATGTTCTAAATCCATTCCACTTATATGCTCTCCCTGCATAATTTACTGCAAGAGGTGCAATATTTGCAGGAGGAATTGATGCCGCCTTACAAAGAATATTTTCATTATTAGAAAATGATGTAGTTGAATCTTTACCATTTATATCTATTTGATACAAAGCAGGACGAGCGCCACCACTTTGTTTCGCAATACTAGATTTGAAAGTTGAAACTGTAAATGCCATTGTTTTATATCCTATGTTTGTGCGGGATTGCCGGTAGTAACTGTACCACCCGACATCGTATAATAATTATATGCCCAAGTAACATCAAATTGTTCTATGTCACTTGCAGTATCATAACTTAGTGCAATTTCAGAAATCGCTGTTGGCCAACACTCTACAAATTCATAGGTCATAGTATCTTTACCATTTTTTTGATAATGAGTTAATTCTGCCGTTCCAGTTCCAAAATCTGCATCGGCCTGACTCTTATTATCAATAGTACCATTAATAAATTCCATCCATTTTTCAATTTCATTTCTAACATTAAATTTTTCAGTATTAATAATGGTAGTGGTTAAATCAGCAAATACTAAATCGCCAGGAATTTTTACAGTCCTACCAAAATATTGTCTTTCTATGGGAGTAAGCGTCAATGGTGGAATTTCACTTACATTACAAAACAAGTGTACATCCGAAAGAGTAGCACTAACACCAGTTGGAGTCGCACTTACCGTAAATTCAAATAAACTTGGACGGGCGCCCCCATATTCGAGCGCCGATGTAAAGGATGTTAGTCCTGTTGTTTGAGTTGCCATTTTTTTATTTTCTCCAAATTAATCTTATTTTAATTATTTATGTCAAAAATATTAAACAGCACCAACGATTTCAGAAAATTCTACTCCACTCCGAACTGCAACAAAGTTGAGTTGGATAAAGTTGATAGCACGTGAAGGTTTGACAAAAATGTCACCTCTAAACGAATTAGAATCTACAACTTGTGGTGTATTATTTGAAGCGTCACAAACAACTGCAAAATCTTGAATTCCACCTCTTCCTTGAATATCACGCAAGAAAGGTTCAACCATCGAAACGAATTGTGAACGTGTAAATTCATCGTTGAATTCAAATAACTGAAAACGAGCTGCATTTGCAATTGCTTTTTCCAGAAGAATGAACAACCTTCGTACATTAATTCTATCAAATGCAGATGGTTTTGTCAGTTGTGTTTTGTCACCAAACAGAAGTGTACCTTCGCCTGGGAATGAAACAACTGGATTGACTTGTGATTGATACAATGAATCACGTTCTGCTTTCTTCGGATTGTAAGGAAGTTTTACAACACCTTTAATCTGACCCCTAGTAAATCCGCCAGGAGAAAAGAAAGGATCTCGTTCTGCATCAGTTCTTGCACAAAGTCCGGCAACATCTCCGTTTAGAGGAACATAACGCATTTTGTCGTTATGTTTGTCGAACATTTGTTTCCAACCAGAGTCCATAACTGCGTAAGAAGAATTCTGATTAACAGTATCACGATGTCCTGTTACATTAGTAGTTGCAGTTGAAGAATTTGCAACATCAACAACATGTGCTTTTGTTGGTGAAAAGAATGCAAGACAATCTTTCCGTGATTCTGCAATGTTCCCAATACAATGACGGACAACTGTTGAACCATGTGAACCACACATTAACAGAGAAACATCAACATCTTCTGCTGATTTCAAAAAGTCATATGCACGAATAACATCTGCATCACTTGGTGCAGTACCGGCTGTTCCACCTGTAAAACTTAAAGTTTGAGGTTTACCAGGCATATAAAATTCATCTGCTTGTTGTGTTCCACCTGCATCAGCGGTTGCACCCCATGCACGAAGCGTCTTAGATCCAGTAGCAGCAGGAGTTGTATAATCTCCACTTGTTGCTTCACCGTCAACAATTGGACGCTGTAACCACCACATAAATTTGGATTTTCCATTGATCCAATTTTTGTAGTAAATATCTTCACCTTGTTCATCTCTTGCACCTTTTGCAACTGAAAGATTTGCGTGTGCTTCTACGACTTCATCAATTGTTCCTGTCCAATCCCCATCTTCATCAACAACTGCAACGTGAATTTCATCTAATGCCATGAGTTTATCAGCTGCATGTGTAGATGTTGTGGGTGGGCCCTCTGGGAAAGCGCCCGCATATTCCCAATCTCTTGTATAAGTTTGAGCAGATGCAGCAGTAAGGAACTTAGTATCAGTTACTATCACAGTATTTGATGTAAGGGTTTTTACTTTTCTGGTTTCACCATTAATAGTAATTTTATCCCCAACTATAAATTGAGAGTCGAATAGTGTTCCTGTTCCAGTTACAGTAGTACTATCAGCAGTTACCGCAACAGTTCCCTTCATATTTGAAGCAATAGTGTGAAATGCCGATCTCTTTTGGCGTGTAACCGCAGCTCCTGCACTTACATTAGCATCATCTGATGAACTTGTTGAAAAACAAGTCACCGCAACATTAGAAGTAACTACGCTCACAATGTGCAACCCTGTTTCTCCTGCAATTGAAATAGCATCTCCGACTCTAAGTTCTATACCAAATAAAGTTCCTGTTCCTGCAATAACACCAGTTGCTTGTGTCCATGCAACTGATCCTGTTAATGTTGCAGATGGTCTGTCTGCTGGACACATGGAGTATTTGAACGTATTTCCTAAATCTCCTGCCCACTTTGCAACGAACGGCCCGTTTGCAGCAGTACTATATGCTGTTCCA